TTAGTTGTTGCTGGTAAGTAATCCAGAGAAATCAAATTTAGATATTCCTAATGCCAATAACTCAGAAGCATAGATAGAACTCAACGTTTCTTCTACAGATTTCAAATGCTCTTTGTCAGTACTTGGTGCAATAGAACGAAATAATGATGATTTTGAAACCTTTTTGTATAACAGAATTTTAGCTTTCTCTTTCTCACCAGCTGCAATATTACTATAAAATTCAGCTTTAAAATTATCTATGTTAATGATTTCATTTCTGATAGCTCCAATATTATTTGCCATCCCAAAGAAAGCTATAACCATTATGATTTGAATAACAGCGATAGCGATAATAATTACTAATACAAACGTTTCCATAATGCTATAATCTAATTAATCCAACAACTAAACTCATAGAGTAAATCTCACTCTTATCTATTGAGAAATCTGGGTACTCCGGATTGTATGAAACACAGCGTATCTTGTCTCCATCCTCATACGTTCTTTTTATCAGGATACCTTGTGCGGTATCAAGTACATGTACCTTACCCCATTGGATAAAAGATGTACTATCTATACGTTTACATGCTACCTCGTCTCCTCCCTCGTATTTTGGTTCCATGCTATCTCCTTTTATGATAATAGTGAAATCGTATTCAGGGAAGATGTTGATACGAGGAATACGTTCACATTGATCTTCTGTAATGCCATCCATTGCATTGGTTAGGGAGCCGGCAGCGGCAGTGTAGGGAATACGGGGGCGGGTTTGAGTGCTGATAGCCTCTGTTTTTTCGTTTTCTTTGTTAATTGCCATTCGAGAAGCTTTAGCCTCTTTTGCCATCGTCATTTTATACATTAATTCTCTTTCCGCTTCTACGGATCCTAAAACATCTGTTGTAATTAGATCTTTTTGTATTTCTCCCAAGCCGGTAATCAACCATCTGGAAGATATCTTTAATGTCGAACATTCAATAATTGATTTTATTGTATCATAGGAAGGCTTTACCTTTTTACTTATAATGTCTCTCAGTGTAGCCTGCTTTATGTTAGTAGCACGTGCCATAGCCGATGTGTTTCCATTGAAGAAATAATCGGATATCTTTTTAACTCTCTCATTTATAGAATCTTGTTCTGACATGTAATTTAGAATCTTTTTAAATTGTCGAAAATACAACAAATAAACGTTCGACAAATGTTTTTATGTCGAATATTCGACATATATTTGCATTTGTAAAACGTCACTAAGCTCACAGACGGATACAAAAAGGGCTGTTAGAGAAGCGTCCCTATTCCTATCGTTGTCTTGTTTGATCGCTTGCAAAGATAGGCAGTCCTTTTCAATTATCCAATCAAAGGTGAATGTTTTACGACACAATTAGCGGTTATGTAGGAGTTTCCGCGGTACAGAAAACATTTAGAAAGCTCATCCCCAGTAATAGACAAACTCCTACAATCGGTCTATGAAAAGGATGAGCTTTTCTCTTAGGAGGAGAAAAAGAATATGGGGAACCTTGAATTGATTAAAGAAACGATGAGTTCAATTGAAATTGCAGAACTCACAGGCAAGCCTCACAATGATATAATGAAGGCTATTCGAGTAATGGAACCTGCATGGGAGAAAGTACAACAGGGAAAATTTTCCCTAATGTTCAAAATCAGAGAGTTACCTAACGGTGGGCATAAAGAAGAGCCTTATTACGAACTTACAAAGACCGAATGCCTCTATGTTGCTACTAAGTTTAATGACGAGGCCCGGGCAAAATTGATTCTTCGTTGGGAACAATTAGAAAAGGAAAGGCGGAATGGAAATTTTCAGGTTCCCAGCTCCTTCAAAGAAGCACTTCTTCTTGCTGCCCACCAACAAGAGGAAATAGAAAATCAGCAAAAGCAGATTGAAGCAAATAAACCTAAGGTTCTGTTCGCTGAGGCTGTCTCGACTTCCCAGCGTTGTTGCCTGGTGTCTGAACTTGCAAAAATCATCTCTCAAAATGGGGTAACCATAGGACAGAATCGATTGTTCGCATGGATGCGCAAGAATGGCTATCTCTGCAATAAAGGACAGTGCTACAACCAGCCCACACAGAAAGCTATGGAATTAGGACTGTTCGAAATCAAAAAGACAACAATAACTAAACCTGACGGTGACATCATTGTAACTACTACAAGCAAAGTTACTGGAAAAGGCCAAATATACTTTGTAAATAAATTCATTGGAAAGGAGAATGAACATGGATAGACTGCAAGAAATTATGAAAGCTGCCGAAAAGGTAACATTCAACAAAACTCAGGCTTCTGCTTTAGTTGGCGGTCGGAGACGATTAGAACGTCTTGCTGGAGAGGGGAAAATCAGTTATGTGAGAATTGAAGATGGACGTTTTGGGCGTTGGGAATGTAAAGGTTCAGATGTATTACGGTATACTGTGAAATTTGATACTTGAATTTTATTCACCACTAAATAGAAAACACATGTTGACAAATTTTGAAATTGAAAAGATAGCAGAAGCTATTGCAAAAAGAATTGGACACAAGGATGAGCTTTTAACAATAAAACAAGTTGGAGAAATGCTCGGACTCACAGAAAATGCAATTCGAACGAGATGTAGCCGCGGACAGATTCCACACCATAAAAAGCATGGAAACTTGTACTTTTCCAAAGATGAACTAACAGCCTACTATTTGGCTGATGAAAATAGTCCGCTGTGAAGCGTGCTGAGTAAATAGATAAGTAGTAATATTCCCCGTCACGGGTTGGCGGGGATTTCAAAAGTTAAATCTAAAAATATAATATATGAACAAGACCAGCAAATATACCATTCAGGCAATTCTTATTGCCATTGTAGTTGCAGGATGTATTTATTCCGGCAGGGTTGAATATACCGATGATATTCTTTCCGGTATGAGCCTTGAAAAGTACCAATACATCCATGATCGTATTGCACCGGCTTCCCAGTATGAAGTAGCTCAGGAGTATATGAAGCATCAAAAATTTTATGATTCAAAAATATATTAGCCATGAAAATGAAACTAATAGATTACAAGATACCGGCAGAATGTAGCCGTGTGTCAATTGAAGATATTGACAACAAGTTGCTTATCATATTTGAGCCTGAACATTATGGCGATTTTCATTGTGACCTGACAGATCACGTGGAAGAGGTTCCTCGCATTGGAGATACTGCTATCTTCTGGAATGACGAAGACCGCATGCGTGCTATTATCGCCCGTTTGTCAGATGACAATTCAGGTGATCTAACCGATGAGCATCCTTATAAGGCAGCCAACGATATTTGGTTTCAGAATGCTATACGTTTCCGCAGTGAGGATCAGTATCGGCAGATAACAGGTGTTTCCTATGTCCACCGCTAACTTGAAATCGCGCCTTGATACGGTGTTTGCCATGTTCATCAGGCTTCGGGATGCACTTCCAAGCGGAGCATTCAAATGTATCTCATGCGGAAAGCTTCTTCCCTTTGAACAATCTGACTGCGGCCACTACATTAATCGCCAGCACATGGCTACACGATTTAATGAAAAGAATTGCAATGCCCAATGCCGGAAGTGTAATCGATTTGATGAGGGGAATATACAAGGCTACAGACGTGGTTTGATAGCCAAGTATGGAGAAGCTACTGTATTGATGCTTGAGGCGATGAAGTATCAAATAAATAAAATCTCAGACTTTGAATATCGCGCCATGATTGACTACTACCGAAAAGAGGTGAAGCGATTGAAAAAGGAGAAACAAATTAAATGACGTGGAATTATGCAAAACGGACATACAAACATTAGAGCGCCTTCTCTGCCAATGCTCAGAAAGGATTGAGAAGTATGCACCTAAGACGTCTCCTGATCAGGACCTGTGTCGTCGGTGCAAGAAGTTTATAAAGAAATTAAAAAGCAAGAAAAATGAATAAAATTGCAGGTTTTATTATTGGTGCTGCAATACTGTTTGCAATAGCATGTATTTCGGGGACATGTATATGGTTCCTTTGGGACAATACTATCCCTCATGTATTTCCTTCATTGGTTGAAAATGGATCATTAGTTCGTTCTATCGAATGGAGTGATAGTATAAAACTCTCATGGATATGTTCGTTACTTTTTCAGGGACTTGGAAGTAATAAAGGATAGTTGATTATGGCAATGCACACATGGTTTATATGTAAGATCCGTTACGAAAAAGTAATGGAGAACGGAATGAATAAGAAAGTAACGGAGCCTTATCTGGTGGACGCACTTAGCTTTACAGAAGCGGAAGCCCGCATCATCGAGGAAATGACACCGTTTATCTCGGGTGAATTCACAGTATCCGATATCAGTCGTGCCAACTTCAGTGAATTGTTCCCCAGCGAAGAAGAAGCCGCAGATCGCTGGTTCAAATGCAAACTGGTCTTCATTACCCTGGATGATAAAAGCGGTGCCGAAAAGAAAACATCAACCTATGTACTTGTACAAGGCGCCTCAACAGAGGATGCAACCACCAAGTTACATGAAGGGATGAAAGGTACAATGGCGGACTACCGCATAGGGTCGGTTGTTGAAACTCCTATCATTGATGTATATCCTTATACAAGTGATAAATAGGTAGTTCATGTTCGATAAGATGACAATAAAGGCAACGATAGACACTGCTGATATCGACACCATTGTACTGCGTAACTATCTGGAGCAATGCACGGAAGGAGATGAGGTCTACTATAAGTCGACTGCATACGCCAACTTCGATGGATGCTTCATAGAAGTTCGCGGCAATAAATTGCGGTGTAAATGCTCGATATGCAAGTTGTGGAGCAAAGGCCGCACTGGGAAACTGGACAACAGTCGGCCGATGACCTTTGCAATGGCCATCCGAACTATCAGAGAATTACTGATGAGATTATGCGTGAAGATGGAGAATGCTGTAGTTACTTATTATGAGATAGGTATTACGATGAAGATGAAGTTGCCGGCAGATGAGTATATAAGACAAGTAAAAAACATCATGGGCAGAGTGTTGATAGAAGATGCAAATTACTTGGAAGATCGACAAAAGACAACGCGGAAAGCCAAGTATTTTCGTAAAGTACTGAAGATTTATGATAAAACATTCGAGGCAAAAGAAAAAGGTAGACGGGTCGATTCTAATATTCTTCGTATCGAAACTATATATAAGCATCAATCTGTACGCTTGACTGAACTGACCGATAATTCGTTCTTATCGAAGATTGGCCGTATCTTTTATAAGGACTGGTCTGAAATCGAGTTTGTGAGAGAGTTAACGGCCGCAAAAGGAATAAAGATATCACAGCTAGATAAGGCGCGTGAAATCCAGCGTAAAGGCGTAACGCGTTTCAAGGAGCATTACAAGAAGATGTACCTGGATGGTAAGCTGACAAAAAAGCAATGGGAGACGATACGTAACTTTGCCAGGAGCTGGCCGACAGAGCGCGTGAAGTATGTGGAAGAGGTGGGCGAATTGGAACGTGAATTTAAAGACCGTCTTTTGGCAAGTTACCAGGTTGGGATATTTACGCCAATTCGAAGAAAACAGTAACCATTTGATAATCAATAAATTACACATATAATAAAAAGCACCTTATGGTGCGCGTATAACTGTTTGATAATAAGCAATATACGCTTTTAAAATAGCATTTTTAACGATTTTCGGCAACTTGTCCTATACAGCCCGAAGGGTTGTCGGGAACCGACATAAAAGGGCTGAAAAATAAAAAATATAATAATAAAATCATTAGCTTATGAATTGTGAAGCCGAAGGCAAAATATTAGTGGCATTGCCAACCACCAATGGACAAACGAGGACAGGAAAAGACTGGCAGAAGAAAGAGTTTGTTTTGGAAACTATAGAACGTTTCCCTCTCAGGATGAGATTCTCCATGATCAGTTTCGATGGTCCTGTAGAAGATGCTCCATCAGTCGATGAAAAGGTAAGGGTACGGTTTACTGTAGAAGCACGTGAAATCAACGGTAAATGGTACAACGATGTGAAGGCTTATCAAATAGAAAAGCTTGGTTAGAAATTGATATGCAGCGTCCCCCGAAGAAATATATCGTTCAGATAGATAATTTTCGGTTAGCCGAATTTCTATTCTACTGGATGTATTACGACCAACCTTGCTCTTTACTTTTCCAGAAGCCAAGGACAGAAGGATTAACCGCCGTGAAGTTGATAGTCGATAATGATGAGGCGGCTAACTTCCTGCTCAGAGCAAAGGAAAAGACAGGATGCAAACTATACACCGCAGATCAATGAAAGTAACGATTTACTGGGATTTTAGGAATGTTGATCTGAAGGACATTCCAAGAATTAAGAAGAAGATACGGGACAAGTTTAATATACCCGAATACACTACGGTCAACGGAGAAACCTCTTGTAACATCAAAGATGAAGACATGGAACTTCTCAGGGAAACCGAACGCAGGGGATACATACAGATAAGAAACAAATAAAAGTTGCTATGAGTAAACAAGAATCAATAAAGGATGCCATCAAGTCCTACCTTGATGAGCGTGCCAGGACAGACGAACTGTTCGCAAGGTCTTATGCAAAGAAAAATAAAAGCATCGATGAATGCTTCGCCTACATAATGGGTGAAGCCCTTAAAAATAGCATAGCTATAGCTTCCGGAGCCAAAGGTTGCGCAATGGATAATGATGTAGTCTACGGAATGGCCGTTCATTACTATGATGAGGATGATATCAAAGTAAACAAGCTGCCGTCAAACGTTAGAACTTCTGCTTCTACTACAACACCGGCCAAGCCGGTTAAGTTAACCGAGGAAGAAGAGAAAAGAGCACGTGAGGAAGCGATTAAACGTCTGGCGGAAGAACAATACACTTTGCTCAAGAAAAAGCCGTCACGGTCAAAGAAAGAGGTTACAGAGGTGAAACAGATGAGTTTATTCTGATTATGAAACCAAAGACTAAATTACAGAAACAGGTGGTGGAACTATCTAATCAGCTTCCACCGCTGACAGAGGCTCAACGTACATATCCGTATAAGAATCTGTTTAAGAACACCGGTTATTATTGGAAGAAGGGCGAAGTCTGGTGTCAGTGTTGCGGATATATTGATGAAGTCCTGAAACCGGAACTTGCCGTATCTATTGGCGTAGGGGCGCATGTCTGCCCGCAGTGTGGCGCAAGCCTGGCATTAGAACACTGGAACCAATCAAATAGGCGCTATTCCAACGAGAAAAGGATATATTCTATAATACAGCCTTACAAAGGATGGATGGTTATTCGTTCCTTCGATGTACAGCGTAATAATACAAAGGGGACTGCTACAGAATTCTTTATGTCTGAAATATACCAGAATTGGATATCAGAAGATGGCAGGGAGGTTATTTTGGGCAAAAAGTATACACGTAGCCCTTTTCATTTTACTTGGATTTATGATAGCGAGATGGATGTGAAGTTTCATAATCATAAGGCTTCAGGTTATTATGAGATGCAGGATGTTTTCGATGTGTCCGACAATTATTTCTATCCGGTAGTCAGGGTGACGCCCATATTAAAACGTAATGGCTGGACGAATAAACTTTTGAAATTGAGGGTATCAGTAATAGATGTGATCCGGCAGTTATTATCTAATTCCGTCGCCGAGACTATGGTAAAAACCGGACAACTGTCTGTATTCAGGCACATGCTATTGAAAGGTCAGTATACCATACCCTATGTACATGCCCTGAATATATGCAACCGCAATGGATATATAATAGATGATGCGTCTATATGGTTTGATTATATGGATATGCTGGCTTATCTTAATATGGATACTCATAACGCCCGCTATGTCTGCCCCCGGGACCTGAAAGCAGAGCACGACAAGCTGATGAAGCGGAAGAGACGCATAGAGAATAAGCGGCAACTTGAAGAGCGTCTTAAGGAAGCTGCACAGTGGGAAGAGAAATATAAAAAGGAAAAAGGCCGGTTCTTTGGTTTGTGCATCAATGCCGAAGACATCGTAATAACAGTATTGCAAAGCGTTTCTGAATTTGTGGAAGAAGCGGAAATTATGCATCATTGTGTATATAGTAATCAATATTTCAAGAAGAAGGATTCTCTTATTCTGTCTGCAAAGGATAAGGAAGGAAAACACTTGGAAACAGTAGAACTGAATTTGGCTACTATGCAGGTAGTTCAGTCTCGCGGAGTATGCAATAAGAATACTGAATATCATAACCGCATTATCGGGCTTGTGAAACAGAACATCGGTTTAATCAAACAAAAGTTGGCATCATGATAACACTCGGAAATGATGGTCTGCCAGTTGGTAGAAGGAAGAATAACTACATGAATATCGACGGGGTATTGCATAAGCGCTGCACCCATTGCGGGCAATACTTTCGTCTGAACTACTTCTATCCTCTGAAGTATCGGCGTAACGGAGAAGTCCGTGAAACCTTGCAGTCTTGGTGCAAATTCTGTATGGTATCAGAATGCTGCAAGAAAGCAAAAGAGAAAAGGATTGATAATGCCCAAGTTAGATGATCTTTAATAAACGACTAAAAGATGAAGAATATAGAATTATTTAACGACCACTTTCAGAATTATAAGGTCTATGGATTACCCAAAGCTCAGCTAATCATTGCCGACGTTCCATATAATCTTGGCAATAACGCTTATGCTTCTAATCCATCATGGTACGTTGATGGAGACAACAAGAATGGAGAAAGCGACAAGGCAGGCAAACAGTTCTTTGACACTGATAAGGATTTCCGCCCGGCTGAGTTTATGCACTTTTGTTCACAAATGCTTGTAAAGGAACCCAAGGAGAAAGGCAAAGCACCTTACATGATAATCTTTTGTGAATTTGAGGACCAGTTCCGATACATTGAACTTGGTAAAAGATACGGGCTGAATAACTACATTAACCTTGTATTCAGAAAAGATTTTTCCGCACAAGTCTTGAAAGCCAATATGAAGATAGTAGGCAACTGCGAATACGGATTATTGCTTTACCGTGATAAGCTTCCAAAGTTTAACAACGATGGGAGGATGATATTCAATTGCTTTGATTGGGTACGGGATAATGAAACGCCAAAAGTTCATAATACACAGAAGCCGGTTCCTTTGCTTCGTAGATTGATAGAGATATTCACCGACAAAGGCGATGTGGTTATAGATCCATGTGCCGGAAGTGGCTCAACTTTATTGGCTGCTGCTCAGTTGGGACGTAAAGGATACGGATTTGAAATCAAAAAAGATTTTTTCCGTGAAGCCAATAGATTAGTGTTATCACGTGTACAACAATCATTATTTGTATGATTCAAAACAATAAAAGAATGAATATAAGTAAGAATATTCAGGGATACCCAGTTAAGTGCGCTGGGGTTAGAAAGAACAAGCGTATAAATCCAGTGTGTATGATGTGCGATATATTTGACATAAAGAAATATTATACCAAATCGACATGGAGGATTTCGGGCATCAATCAATGCATAATGAACAGAATGCGATGAATATTTATAAAGTCAACGAATGGGCGGAGTTCAGAAAGGAATTTCAGAGATTACTGCCGAATATACCTATAATAGACTTATATGATGCACTGTTATCAGCTATCGATAATAAATTGGTAATTGATATAATTGCGTTAGGCAGTAGATTGCAGAATATGTATCCTGAAGAATGGGAGTACATGTCTATGAAGGAAATAATTATTAAACATTATGGTTTGGAAGCCATGCAACTAATAGAATCAGTATTATGATATACGGATATTTAAGAGTAAGTACGGACGAGCAGGACTCTAGTAACCAGAAGTTAGGAGTCTGCAAAAAAGCAGAATCCCTTGGATTGTCAGTTGATGATTGGATTATAGATGATGGCATATCTGGGACGAAGGAGCCTGAAAAACGGTTATTGGGAAAGCTTATGAAGAAATTGCAAAAGGGTGATGTAATAATCACATCCGAGCTTTCCCGTCTTGGTAGAAAATTATTCATGATTATGCGAATATTGGAGTTCTGTATGCTTCATGAGGTTAAGGTTTATACAGTAAAAGACGGATACGAACTTGGAGACAACATACAGAGTAAGGTTCTTGCTTTTGCTTTCGGAATTGCTGCTGAAATAGAACGTGACATGATTAGCCAGCGGACTAAAGAAGCATTAGCCAGAAAGAGATTGGAAGGCGTAGTCCTTGGCCGTCCTAAAGGCAGAAAGAGTTCTCCTGACAAATATAAATTGTATGGGAAAAATGCCTTGATAAAAGGATTGATTGACGAAGGCATATCACAGCGTAAAATAGCAAAAATATGTAAGGTTGATAGAAATACGCTTGCAAGATTTTTGAAATATGAATTAATCAATTAGAGTAAATCAAGAATAGAAATGAAGAAAAGTAGTATGAAGAAAAAGAGACAACAAAGAAGACTTTACTTAGAGAAAATAAAGTCTTCCTGTAAAAAGAGAAGTTATGCCAATAGAAGTGAATATTTGGACAAACTTCTAAATGGCAAGGAATTCGGGCTAATACTCAATCTTTAAGGCTGAATTGTTCTAAGTGCCCACAATTTTCACAAACAGCAACAGCAACAGGTATATATTGGAACCTGCCATTTACATCTATTCCGGTTGGAGTTACATTGAAACCTGAAACTAAATAAAGCTGTTTCTGTAAACTTAATCCAGCCTTGTGGCACATTGGACATGGAATTTGATTATCACAGCGTGATAATAGAGTTTTGGCTATATGCAGCCGCTAAAATTTACGGAAAAGAAATTTATACATAATATTAAAATGCAGAACAATAGAGAAAAGAAGCGCAAGGGCCCGGCAGAAGAACGTAAGCCGGATACTACAACCAACGTGAGTAACCTTGATGAAATCATTGCTCGGCAGCGGGAAAGAGAAAAGAAACTCTACCCCATCCGGGTATCTGGTACAACGGTGATCTATGTTACCAGGAATAAGGCTAACTCACAGTATGCAGAAAAATATAAACGTGATAAATTGATGAGGCTTAAACATGAGAGCAAGGAAAAAGAAAATACTTACTAAGAAAGTCTATTCAAGAGTGACTCCGGAAACTTATCAAAGACTTGATGCGATCAAGAGCAAATACGGTTTCAGTAGTGTATACGAGATTATCCAATCTTTGATTCATTGTTTCCTCCGCGTTGCTGATCCTGCCAGTGATGCACAAACAGAGCCTGTTCCTTATGATATAGAGGCTATGTTTGATGAGATGTCCGAGGCAGAGAAGCATGTTGAATTCGAGAAACCTAAACGAAGGGTTTCTCATAAAACCGTGAATGATGAGTAGAAATCCATATTACATTAAGTTGATCGCTTCAAAGGAGTGGAAGAAGCTACGACTCATGAAGCTAAGGGCTAATCCCCTATGTGAGCAGTGCAAGAATGAAGGTCTGGTAGTTCCTGCTACGGAAGTGCATCACATAACGCCTGTAGAGTCTGTTGCCGGAGAAAGCCAAATGTATTCTTTGATGTTTCAATACAGTAACCTTATGAGTCTATGCCATGCATGCCATTCAGACATACACAGGCAGATGTTTAGCCACTCGAAAGAAGCTGTGAAAGCCAACCAGCGTAGAGCGACAGAATCCTTCGTTGATAAGTTTTTGAAGTAAATCATTAAATGATATTAAAATAAATATCATTTGTTGCTAAAAAGCTTGTTTTTGATATTAATATTCGTATCTTTGTATTGTATTAATCAAGCGATCATTAACATGAAGTACAATGAACTACATCGGATTCTAAAAAAGAATGGATGTTATCCTTTAGGAAAGACACAAGCGGGGCACCCGCTTTGGTTTAGTCCCAAAACAGGTAAAGAGTTTACTACCAGCCATCACGAAGCGCAGGAAGTAGCTACAGGGACACTAAGAAGCATCAAAAGATTGGCGGGGATTTAACCCGCCTTCTTTCCGGTATCGCAATGTATATTAAATAAAAAATAAATGAGTATGAAGACAGTAAGAGTATTTATTGAAAGAGGTTCGGACGGTGACTATAGCGCATATATGCCGGATGATGATAATTTGTCTTATGGAATAACCGGTACAGGACATACTATCGAGGAAACAGTAAGGGACTTTAAGGATGCCTATGAAGGAATGAAAGAATATTACGCACAAGAAGGTAAGCCATTTGAGGAAGTAACATTCGATTTTAGTTATGACATTCCTTCTTTTCTGGCTTACTATAGTGACAGGCTATCTCTTGCTGGTTTGGAGCGTATAACAGGAGTAGCACAAGGACAATTAAGTCATTATGTAAACGGTCATAGAAATCCAAGTAAAAAGACCGCTGAGAAGATACAAGCTGCCTTGCAGCAGTTTGGTAAAGAATTAAGCAACGTTCAATTCGTTTGATTAATACACTTACTTCATGTACGTTGCCAGCCCTACCCTAATAAGGTAGGGCTTTCTTTTTGCTATTAATTCAAAGAATAAGCTAACATTCACAAAGTGAAACCCCGATTTTTTTCTCATTACGTGTGTCATGTTGCAATGATTATGACTGATTCGCTTTTCAAAATGATATAATTGCAAGATGACGGCTACCATTCTACCGATAAATAGATCATCTAATTGTGCTTACCTGCTTACAGTATGTGGAACCGTTGAATAACGCTTTGTTCCACATCTGCCCTTTCCGTGGAACAAAATGTTAAAATATTGTTCCACGGGGGAGTTTTTTTTTCAAGGGCGGGCCTTCCTTTTGAAACCCACTCCTGCCTATAGAGGTATGCGCGAGGTAAAAACATAGGGGGAGGGTGTACCGGGGGAGGGTTTTAAAGATAAGTGCCACCCAAATATATTGATGCGCAGGTTATGTACATAAATCGTGTGTATGAAACAGAAGAATATTGAGCGAAAACTAAAGAGTTTGATGAAAGAACAGAAAACTTACTCTAAGCCTATGGATTTGGCTATAGAGCAAGCATCCATTGTTTTGGCTCAGTGTGGAAAACTCGGCGGAGAACTGGATGAGGCATCCGGAGTATTTGATGACAAGGACGGGAATAATCCCAATGTCCAGAAAATGTATCTCATGTTGAAGCTGAGTGAGCAGTCCCGGAAATGGCTCCGTGAACTGCATCTGACCTGCGACACGGCGGGAGCCTCCACCGAGGAAGACGCTATTTCCAAACTAATTAAAGATATGAAAAATGACAGACAAAAATGAATTAAGGAAACTAAAGGAAGATGCCCGGGAGAAACTCCGGGGGATAGACTTGCACAGGTATCATTTGGACAGGATAGACACCCGGCTGAATACGTATATTGAAAGCGTGACAGTCGACCCGGACGGTCATAACCTGTATGAGCTTCTTTCCATTGTACGCTTCTTCCGCCTGATGGATACCTATTTGTTCAAGATAGGCGATGTGAAGAAGTTCATCGTATTTTATGAGAGTCTGCAATTCTCCGGCTTGAACGGACGTACCCGATACAAGCTCACTCCTATACAGGTGTTTCAGTTTGCCAATATCCTTGGCTTTTACAAGACGGAGGAAAAAAGGCTGATCCGTGATGCTCTCCTGTTCGTACCCCGCAAGTATAGCAAGACTACTTCCGTCGCTTCACTGGCTATTTATGACCTTCTGTTCGGAGATGCGAACGCTCAATCTTATGTAGCTGCCAATAACTATAACCAGGCACAGATATGTTTCAGTGAAATCAAAGAAATCCTAAAATGTCTTGATCCGAAATTTCGGCATTTCAAGATAAACCGTGAACAGGTGTTCAATAAGATGCAGGGTAAGACCTCGTTTGCCCGGTGTCTTGCCAGCAATGCGGATAAGTTGGACGGACTGAACGCCTCTATGGTCATACTGGACGAATACTCGCAGGCTGACAGTGCGGCGCTCAAGAATGTGCTAACCTCTTCTATGGGAGCCAGGGTAAACCCTCTCACCGTGGTCATTACAACGGCCAGCGATAAATTGGAAAGTCCATTCGTGGACATGCTGGAATCGTATAAGGCCGTTCTTCGCGGAGAGATTGACAATGACTTCATATTCGCGCATATATTCGAGCCTGATGTGGATGACGCTGAAGATGATCCCCGCACATGGGGAAAAGTGCAACCACATCTTGGCGTTACCGTGCAAGCTGATTACTACGAAAACGAATACAGGAAAGCTCAAATGAATGCGGATGACATGATGACTTTCCGGACAAAGCTATTGAATATGTTCGTGCAGAACACAGGAAAAATCTGGTTTACTTCCTCTGAGGTTGAGGCTATGTCTCGCAACGATGATGACTTGTGTTCTTTGAAAGGCCGTCCCGATGCGATGGTAGCCGTAGACTTATCGGTGTGTGATGACTTTAGCGCGGTCAGCTATACGGTATACATGCCGGATGCAAGGAACTTTCACATACATACGGACTACTACTTTCCTGAGGGTGCATTGAAGGATCATCCCAACAGGGAACTGTACAAGAAATGGGCGGATGCCGGACATTTGAGGCTTCTCCCGGGTAATGTGATAGACTACCGGCTTATAGCGGACGACATCAACCGGCGTAACCGCGAGCAGATATGTATTCTTGCCATCGGGTATGATCCTTATAAAAGCATGGAATTTGTGAACATCATGTCTGCTTCAGGAGCTAAGAAAGTGCTGACTCCCATCAGTCAGACATACGGCGCATTCACAAGTCCCGTGGAAAGCTTCGAGATATCAGCTAAAACCGGTCATGTGACATTCAACAACAACCCTATCAACTGGTATTGTTTTGGAAATGCGGTAATCGATGAGGACAAGCTGGAGAACCGCAAGCCCGTCAAGAGAAGCCAGAACGCAAAGATAGACGGTGTTATCACTGCGGTAATGACTTTTTACTTATATAATAATTACGAGCGATGATGAATTTAAAATTTTGGAATAAGAAAACATCGGAATCGGTTGTTGAACCGGTGAAGGAACGGAGCTATTTTGAAACAGTGGCCGAAACAGGTGCGACAAAAAGAATGCTTCAGGATACGGCTCCTGCCGTGACCGGGCCGGAAATGGCGATGAAGCTGGCAACAGTTTACCGCTGTGTCTCTATTTTGAGTGGAAGTATCGCCTCTCTTCCGTTGCAACTGCTTCGGAAAAGAAACGGTGTGTTTATGGTGGACGAGGACAATCCTGTCAACTATCTGTTGTCACTGTGTCCCAATGGCAGGCAGTCGGCTTTTGAAATGATACGGAATGCCGTAATAATGATGATCAATCAGGGCAACGCTTATATATATCCGGATTGGAGAGGTGGAGAACTTCAGTCCTTGGTTCTATTGTCTCCGGGGAGTGTAAGTTATGACAAGCTATTGAATATTTACCTTGTGAATGATCCGGTAAACAACATCTATGAGACATTGGACCCGGACGAGATTATTCATTTGCGTAACCTTTCATTGGATGGAGGGTATACGGGTGTTTCTACCATCCGTTACGCTGCCAGCACCATGAATATATCTGCCAGTGCAAATTATCAGAGTGAGCGGAATTTTCGACCGGGAAACACTTATAAAGGCTTCATTAGTGGAGATTCCGATGATACGGTCAAAGGATATACACAGTACCAGGAGAATCAGTTAGAGGATGCCGCTTCCCGCTTTCGTCAGGAACTGCAATCCGGAGAAACGATTACTTACCTCCCGGGACTGTTGAAGTTTAATGCTCTTTCCATGTCTCCGGCTGATATCCAATTGTTGGAGATAATGAAATTTACTGTACTTGAGCTTTGCCGTTTTTACGGCGTTCACCCCGATATGGCATTTGCCGGTCAGAGCCAGAACTATAAAGCTAGTGAGATGAGCCAGGTACAGTATATGACCGGAACCTTGCAGCCGATTCTAAGACAGATCGAGAATGAGTTCTTTATGAAACTCATTCCCCGCAGGGTGGCAAGCAAGTATCGTATCCGGTTTGATATTGAGTCCTTCTACCAGACGGATTTGGAAACCATCGCTACTTTCTACGAGAAACAAATACTGAACGGGTTATCTACAGTGAACGAATTGCGGGCAAAAGCGGGGAAAGCACCTGTTCCCGGCGGTGATGTCGCTATGATCAGTTGTAACGTTCAGCCTATCATTGGAGCGGAGCGTAAGGATGAAAATGTTAAAAATGAAAAGAATTCCGATAAAGTGCCACCCACGAACGGAGATAAATCGGTAGGGTAAAAGAGATAAGTATGGAAAAGCTGGAAATTAGAAGTTTTGGCGGTGATGCATCCCCGAAGTTGGTAGACGAAAGAGGCATTGAAGGGTATGCAGTTACCATCGGCCAGGAAAGCAAATACATGTATGATCCCGTTTTACGGAAATGTTTTATTGAAATCATCGAGCCGGGCGCAATTACGGAAGAGTTGATCCGCACAAGTGATATCCGTGCCCTGATTGAACATAACGGGGAAAGATTGCTTGCACGCAGCAGGCAGGGACAGGGTTCACTCACTCTTCGCCTTGATGGTTATGGCTTGGGGTATAGCTTTACCGCTCCGGGAACCCCGGACGGTGAATATGCGGTCGAAATGGTGAAACGGGGCGATCTGTTCGGTTCCTCGTTCGGCTATTGGACTGATGAAAAGAAGAATGTTACCTGGTTAAAACGCTCGGATGGGATTTTGCTTCGGAAAGTCCATAAAATAGACATTATCCGTGAAGTCAGTATCGTTGCCAGTCCGGCCTATATGGGTACTGCTGTCAATGTACGCAGCATTGAAAGTTCTTTTGAACCCTCTGAATATAAGCAAGAAGTAGAAGAATTGAGAAACCTAATTAAAATTTAAAAAGATGAACAAGAAAGAAATCAAGAAATCTCGTGCCAGGATTGCAGAGATTAACACCCGCCTGGGTGAAATGGCCGACATGTTGGAAACACAGAAAAGAAGTCTTACCACTGACGAGATTTCAGAGAAAGACGCCCTTATCCAGGAAAAGGAGATTCTGCAACTCAGAATGGAGAGAGCCATCGCAGGCGTACAGGTTCCCGAACAGGAAATGAAAGCGGAAGCGGTATTCGCCGGTGCTGTTGCTTCTTTTGTGCATAACCGATCGTTGCCGGAAGGTTGCGAAGGTGTCATGAATGGAAATACTATCGAAGTTCCTCTGACACGTGCCGATACTATTCAGGATAGTTCTACGGTAACACCGCTTATTCCGTTGACTATTGGTGAAATCATTCAGCCGTTGGAAAAAGGCTTGATCTTGGACAAGGTAGGATGCAAAATGCAATACGGCCTTGTCGGTGATTGGGTGCTGCCTGTCGTTGCAGGTATTGAAGCCACTATCGAGGATGAAAACGCAGAGGTGGCCGACACTAAGATTGATATTACAAAAATCAAGCCGTCTCCCAAGCGTGTTTCCCTGGCTATTCCGGTTTCTAACCGTGCTATTGACCAAAGTAATAACGCCCTGCTGGAAATTGTGCGTACGCAGATGGTGATGGGGCTGCAACGTCTGTTAAACAAGTGGATGTTCCAGACTACGAAGATCACAACCAAGGCCTCTGACGGTTGCTATGTTGCGGCTGCGACAACTCCAGCGGTTTCTACTGCTGCCGGTGCAGGGTTATCCTGGAAAGATGTTATTGCTCTGAAGGGTGCGGTAATGAAAACCGGTGTCGTGTTTGACGGAACAGCGGCTTATGTATGTTCTGCCACGACTTATGCGGAACTGGAAGCTACTCCCAAAGATGCGGGAAGTGGCTTGATGATCCTCGAAAACGGGAAAATCAACGGTTATCCGGTATTCATGACTGAATATATCGGCGACGGAGTACTTGGTTTCGGTATCTTCAATTACGAGCTTGTGGGGCAGTTCGGTAAGATGCACATGATTGTAGACCCTTACACCGGTGCAAAGAAAAACCTTATCTACTTCGTGCTGAATACAGACTTCGATATGCTCACCGTCCGCACGGAGGCATTTGCCGTTGCAAAGAAAACGCCTAAGGCGTAAGTTTAACCGGGCGGGTACATTCCCGCCCACTTTCATGAAACTGCATGGAATTATACGTGACACTTGAAGAGGTAAAGAAATCAATACCCGGTTATGTCGATTATGGTAAGGATGATGACCGCCTGACAAGGCTTATTAAAGCTGCTCAAAGCAATCTTGAAAAAAGGTTGCAACGGGCATTGACCGATGAGGGGTGTTTGAGCGATGAAGGGAAATTAGATGAGGCTCTGCGCACGGCTATCATTGTAAAAGTGGCTACGCTGTATGATACCACTTCTGAAATATCCTACGCACGCCCTTATAATACCGGAATCGTGGAGGACCTGATTACTCCGTTCATTAAATTCAGGGGAGGCAGTGCCGTATGATGCCGCGTGAAGTGATTTCCTTTGAACGGGCGGAAATCGAACGTTCAAATAGCGGTCAGAGGGTGAAAAAATGGGAACCCGTTCCTGTTTTAACGAACATCCCCGCCGAGCGTCGTAAACGAAAAATTTCTAATGATGTGACCTTGAATGCCAAGGAAGAATTTATTGAATTGGGGATTACTTTCTGGGTGAGATACGACGAGTCTATAACTGACGATCTTCGGGTTCTCTACAATGGTAAGATTTATAAGATACTGGATATAGACCGCAAATTTCATGATAATTCCTGCTTGATAACTTGCACTAAAGTAAATGACTGATGAAGGAAAACTTGATTGAAATCACGATTATAAATAAGCAGGCTCTTGATTCCTTGACTGCCGGTTTATCTGGAATAGATAAGGATTCCGCTATAAAAAGCGGCCTGAGCAAAGGCGGTGAAGTTATCAGGAAAGGCGGAATGGAAAGGCTCAAGAATCGGATGCGTGCCGGTCCGGGAGGTAAGACCGGAAATTTGCTACGTTCGTTCATGGTGCGGGTTAAGAGAAACAAGCCGGGAGTGCTCGCGGGCTTTAAGAAGGGGAAAAATGCTGGCAATCATTCGCATCTGGTTGACTTGGGAACAGTGGAGCGCATGCGCAAGCGTAAGAGCCGGAAACATGGCGGGAAAGGAGGACGTACAGGAGCGGCCACTCCTAACTACTTCTGGAACGATACGAATGACCTGGACAAAAACAAGGCTATGGGCGAAATAAGGATGGGCATAGCGGAATTTGTGGAAAAAGTAAAAGCTAAATGCGTATGAAGTTACATGATTATGAAATAGAACAAGAAGTGATTAATCTCCTTCTTGATTCCGAGGAATTGAAAGCCTTGATTGAGGATAAGATATTCCCGGTATACATTGACAAGGGTACTCCGGGAGACGCTGTATATTATGACAGTGAATTAACAGAGCCGGTAACCTGCAAGATGGGAAATGTGACAAACACCATGCATTTTTACGTTTGTGCCGTGAGCAGCGCTATGGATAATTCCAACAGGATTATCGGTATTATCCAGGATATACTGGAGGGTGAGTTTAACAATCCGTGGATGCATATTCAGGCAGTTGGGACCATTAAGGAGCGGTCTGACTCCAAATATGCCAAGACAATGGATTTTTTAATAGAATGGTAATATTTTAATTTTAAAATTATGGAAGATAAGAAATTAGATTCAAGCAAAGACATCCATAGAGGTGAACTTATGCTTTTTATCGGGGAAGACCCGGTAGCATTCGGATCAAGCGCAGGGCTTGATATCAGTACGGAAGAACTGGACATCTCTAACAAGATGATGGGCGACTGGGCCGGTTCCCTGGCAGGAAAGAAGAGTTTCACTATTTCCAGTGAATCACTCCTGACGCGAAAACAGGGAGCTATGAGCTTCGACACTTTGCTTGCGAAACAGATTGCAGGTGATCCTCTTGAGTTTTTCTTTGGTAGTGCGAAAGCATCCGATCAGGATAACTTCGGCGGCACTTTTGAAAAAGACGACAAGCAGGTCAATTATACGGGAAAAGTGATTATCACTTCTTTGTCCATCAAATCGGATAACGGGCAGATTGTTTCGGTGAGCGCGTCTTTTAAAGGTGTGGGAGCTTTGACTCCGATAGAACCGGTTGCAGCGTGACACTGAGAATTCGTTAACAAATGCATAAGGCGGTCCTATGATGGCCGCCTTTTTTAATATGAATGAATAATGGACTTGAGCATATTTATCTTTTGTGCAGGTGTTGCACTTTTAATTTTAGTTCTTATTGCTGTGTGCGATGTGAGTGTGGAAGGTCATAAAAGACCTGCCCCGCCTCACATTCCTTGCCCGCCCAAATTGATCATGGCACCGGGAATGAAATACCAACGTCTTACCATTAAGGCAATCATACGCTGGGAACAGCTACGGGAAAAATCCTTTTCGCTGATGGATTACACGGATAAAGAAGATATAGAATCTTTGCTTTATGTCATGTATATCACCAGCGATAAGTCCAGGTATACATTTGAAGTATTCCGGCAAGTGCTGACAGACGAAAGGTTTATGAATGCCATGTCTTCCGATTTAGGAAAGATCATGGAAGTCGTGGCCCAATTTCAGAAGAAGACAACCGTATCTGACCTCGGTAGTACCGAGGGTAGCTCTGAATACATAGGTAATATTGTATCTGCTTTGATAATGGCAGGGTTGGATGCCGGGTACGCTTTGAATGAAATGGAGTTGTGCGATCTGCCTCTTTACCTGGAAGCTTACGAGAGAGAACGCAAGGAAGAAATGGAAAGTTCCCGCATGTGGACGTACTTCACTATGCTGCCTCATATTGATAGTAGAAAAATGAAGAATGGTGCCCGGGACCTGATTATATTCCCATGGGAAGAAGAAGAGATGCGAAAAGAGGCCGAACGTGCCATCAAAGAAGATGCAGGGCGATTTGAAGAATTTATGAAAACTAAAAAAACAGACTATTATGGCAGGTAAATTATCATTCAGTATAGCAATCAATCTCTTAACTGAGCAATTCAAAAGAGGTGCCAACCAGGTAAAATCCGCATTTGACGGAATGAAGAAGCAAATATTAGGATTTGCAGCAGTATTGGGCATTGGTGGAATGGGGCTTAGGAATTTCATAGAGACTACATCAGCATTTGAATCGTCCATCAGCAAATTATCAGCTATTCTTGGCACTACTCCTGACAAGATTAAGGCGTTGACAGAGAATGCTAAAAAATTAGGAGAAACAACGAAATACACAGCAGCAGAGGCTGCTAACTTACAAATTGAATTAGCAAAGTTAGGCTTTACAAAGAATGAGATTCTATCGACTACAGAATCAGTCCTAAAGTTTGCACAAGCTACTGACGCTGGATTGGCAGAAGCGGCCGCACTCGCCGGAGCATCCTTAAGAATGTTTGGGGCTGAGGCTTCGGAGTCGAAAAGATACGTTTCCGCAATGTCTATAGCGACCACTAAGAGTGCTTTATCATTTAACTACCTTGCGGCGGCACTTCCGACTGTAGGACCAGTGGCGAAAGCTTTCAATTTTACAATAGAGGATACCATGGCGTTGCTTGGAAAGTTGGCTGATTCTGGATTTGACGCTTCATCAGCCGCCACTGCTACACGTAACATCTTGCTTAATCTGGCTGACAGTGGAGGAAAACTTGCTACTGCGTTGGGCGGGCCTGTGAAAACATTGCCGGAGCTTGTATCGGGCTTGCAGAAACTGAAAGATAAAGGTGTCGATCTTAACACTACCCTTCAGTTGACGGACAAAAGAAGTGTAGCAGCTTTCAATGCTTTCTTGCAATCTGCTGATAGTATAGTACCACTTCGTGAGGCCATTACTGGTGTAGAAGGTGATCTCGATCAAATGGCTTCTACAATGGGAGATAACGTAAAAGGAGCTATGGCGGGGCTTGGATCTGCATGGGAAGCCCTCATAATTAAGTTGTCGGAAAGCACCAACGGGCCACTGAAAGATATGATAAATTGGTTCACCCAATTGCTGCGAGATATAAAGTCCGGATTTTCCGGTCTGGTAGCATTCGTTATTACATTGGTAAGCGGAAAACTGATACAGGTTATTGGAGGCTTCTTCAAGACCCAATGGAATTTCATAACTACAACTGTCAGCAAAGCAAAAATAGCAGAGGAACAAAAGTTGCTGCTTACTCAGAAGCGTATAGAAGCGGAAAAAGTTTTGGAGGCCACAAAGACTGCTTATGAGACAACAGAAAATGGAAAGAGGCTTGCAAGTAAATCTCAACTGGCAAAAGCGGAGAAAGCCCTTAATGCTGCATCGTTGGCGGAAAAGCGGGCTATAGATGCGGCAAAGATTGCATCTGATAAAGCGGCTGCGTTACAAACAACTTCTATATGGGGAAAAACCGCCAATACTATTAAACTTGCTTGGGCAAAAGTCGCCATTACTTTGAAGTCTCTTTGGTCTGCTGTCTGGCCAATGGCTCTAATCACGGCGATTGGGGCAGTGATCGGAAAACTGGTAAACATGCGTAAAGAGGCTAAACGCATAAAAAGTATATTCTCTGACTACAACGAGGCGGCTAAAGGCATACAGTCGTCTACTGAGATCGCGCAATTGGAAGCATTGAGGAATATTGTTAACGACGTAAAAAAAAACGAGAATGAGAGAAAGAAAGCTCTTGAAGAAATATCTAAGCGGCTGAATATTATTCAGAAGAAAAATGAAAGTGAGATAGACTATCAAAAGCGAATAAATGATAAGATCAAGGATCGTATAAAGCTTCTGGAAGAATCAGCAAGAGCTGATTTCTATGCGCAACAAAAAGTATCAGCTGAACATGAATTTAATAAAATAAAAAACACATTAGGCCTCCAAGGTATGCTTGACGGTAATATCGAATCTATGATGTCTAATATGGCCAGATACAAGGATACCGGTTCAAGGAAGGCTCTACAAAAAGGAATAAATGTATATGCTGAGCAAATCAGAGGTTCCGGTGGAAAGTTTACTGACAACTATCAAGACAAACTTGTTGAGATGTCTAATTACTGGCAGATCATGGTTGATTCATCCAAGGAGATTGCTAATGCGGTGAACAATTCTCTAAAACTGAATACCAGTAATACAGATATAGATACAGATAAATATAAAGAGAAACAAACACCACTTCAAAAAGCAGAGGAAGAATATAGAACCTCTTTGCAAAACTATAAGAATCAACTTGAATCCGGAGCTATTACGCAGAATAAGTATAATGAAGAAATAGATAAACTTAATTCAGATACGGTAGTCAAACTGGGCGGTATTTTGGGCAAGTCGGCTGATGCAAATGAGATATATGTATCGGCACTACTCGGCACATTAAATCCACGCGTAACCGAATCAGAAAAAGCACAAGCCGAGTTAGTTAAAGTCCAGGAAGAGTACCAAACTTCCGTTTCTCTTGCTAAGGTTAAGTTAGATAAGAAGCTGATATCAGAAGACGAATATAGACAAGCGATCATTGATGCTGCTTTGGCAGCTGCAAATTCGGCTGTCTCCATTGAAAAGATAGGAGATGCTGCTGATAATTTCGTCAAGGAAATGCAGGGAGTGATTGGCGAGAATCTGCAGAAGAATTTCCAGATGCCTAAACTTCGCCAACGGGATACTACTTTTGATTATAAGAAAACTGAAACTGATAAACTTTCGGAAAAGGTTGATATATGGATTGAGTATAGGGATAATTTAAAAGAGAAGCTCAACGGGGTAAAAGACAAGACGAGCGATTTGGCTAAGGAAATACAAACCGAGTTGAATAGTGCTATCCAGAATACGAATGATTTTGAGAAAGCTTTAAAGATAGCACAAGTAAGGCAAGATATGAAAGATTTCTCAAAGGAACTGAATGAAGGTTTATATTCCGGAGTCAAGAATATTGTTAGTAGTTCTGATCGTATGGTCAGCTCATTTGAAAATCTACGTGATGTCATGAATGATGTTGATGCGTCCAGTTGGGAGCGTATTATGGCTATCTGGAATGCTATGACAAATACTATTGATGGTATTCTGAGTATCTGCAAAACCATCGAGACATTGACCGAACTGACGAACAAATTGGCCAAAGCTAAAGAAGTAGAAGCTACAATCGATAAAGTATCTGCAGATGAAAAGGTTGTAAATGCAGCTAAAGGTTCTGCAGCTACAATTGCAGAAAGCCAGGTAGAGCAATCTGCGGCTACCACGGAAGTTGCAGCCAATACCGCTAAGGGGGCAAGTGAAGCCGGTGCAAGTGCTGCAAAGCTGCCTTTCCCTTGGAATATCGTTGCCATTGGTGGTGCCATCGCTGCCGCCATCGCTGCTTTTGCTGTCATCCCAAAGTTTGCCAGTGGTGGTATTATTGCCGGTGGTCCAACATCCGGAGATAAGATTTTGGCCCGGGTTAACGCCGGAGAAATGATATTGAACGGCAGGCAGCAATCCAACTTGTTTGAGGCAATCAATTCGGGTAAACTTAATTCTACACAAAATCAATCGGTTAGCATTGGTTTCGATAAAGTACGCGGATCAGATATTTATCTCTCATTGAAAAATTACATGAAATCAACCAATAAGAAGTTATGAGCTACGGATTAATCTATACAGTACCATTCGCCACCTTGGATAACATTCCTTGTGTGGTGGAGATTGAGAAAGACGGATACGAAGGGGCATCGACGGAATTAACACCCGGTGCCACTCCGTTCACCATAGACATTAATAACGAGGATTTTCTTTATACTCCTACCCGGTTCTCAACTGCAAAGCTACAGATTGTTGGAAGTGATTACCTGCAATCTCTTTTCTCGACTGCCTATCGGGAATATCGGGTAACACTTATCAAAGATGGAGTTATTATTTGGTGCGGTTTTATTAAGCCGGAACTGTACACTCAGGATTATACCTCCGAAAAATTCATTCTTGAAATAGAATGTATTTCCGCAATGTCAGTACTGGAGTTTATTGATTACACAATAGAAGGAGATAGTAAGGATTTTGTTTCATTATGGCGTCTATTGCAGCGCTGTGTCTCCACGGCAATCGGTCGTTATACTTCCGTTTACATTCCTCATGTATATGCTTCCAGCAAAGTAGCTTACACGACCGGTGAAAATGTACTTGCCAACATGACGCTAAGTGAACAGGACTTCTTTGATGAGGATGATAAACCAATGAAACTAAAGGAGGTACTGGAAGAAGTCTGCAAGTTCCTCAACTGGACATGTGTCGACTGGAAAGGCAGTCTTTACTTTGTCGATGTGGATCACTCTGGAGCATATTACAAGTATAATGCTATGATGACAAGTAAGGCCGATGCCCAGATCAATGAATTGTTGGTTCAGGATATTGGTTTTGCCGGAGGTAACCATTCTTTGGATGTCCTTCCCGGTTTTAATAAGGTGACAGTGAAATGCAACAATTACCCTATAACATCCAATTTGTTTGAAGATATAGATTATGAGAAAGCTGAATTGATTGCAACATCAAAAGAGTATAAGAAAGGGCAGAACCCTGATCAATGTATCATCAAAGAATATCGCAAGTCTGACGGTTTGAACTTTAAACTACTAAAAGTAAACTCTTCCGGTTCAATAGAAGACGTTTATATTGATAACTATAAAGATAAACCGAATGAATTAAATGATTTATTAGGCGTACGTTTGGTTAGAACTTGCTCTTTTAATCCACAAGACTCAGAAGTTTCGGAATACACTTTTGAAGACTCTATTCAAGTAAGGATGAAAGACAAAACACATGATTTGACTGAATTAGTGCCGAAGGATCATATATATCCTGTTCTGTCGTTGAAAAACAAAATAGCCAGAGTTTATCCTCCTGGAGTTTTTTGTTTGACGGGAAGCTCGATGCCATTTTTTGATAATGAAGAAATGTCGATGTTGGAACAAGAAGATATTTCAGAAAACAGAGTAGGCGTATTGAGTTTACGCGTTGGGGATAAATATTACGGATTGTTCAGATTCACAGATGGTAGCGGAGTAACTTGGTGGGGAAAAAGTGAACGTTTCTTTTCACCGGTACGTCTAAATGGCAATGGGTTTATTAGTTATAAGAATGACAAAACACCCGATATGCCATATAAGGGTCTTAAAGGCGTGATTCTTAATATAGACCAAACCTTAAAAGGTGATATTGAATTAATGATTTGTGCAGGTAAAGAAGCAGAGAGTAGTCCCAAATCACTTTACGGGTATTACTTGAAAGATTTGAAAATCGTTTATCAAAAGCCGGATGACGTAGAAAGAGAAGAGGCAAACGATTCTGATCGTATTTATGAGAATGTTTTAAATGAAAATTACATTAACGAGCTGGATGAGATTGAGTTTAAAATATCTTCTTACAACAATGATGGCGCATGCTATAGCAAAGTTATGTTAGGCAATGATTACCTACAAAACAACCTCTATAACTGTATACTTGATGACACTATTCGTCCCGAGGAAATGATGATCACCCGCTGTATTAATCATTATAGTGCCACCCGTATTAAACTTACTCAGGAAATAAAAGAGCATGCAGATTTATCTCCGATAACGAGATTGTCCGACACTTTTTTGGTTGATAAGAAATTCATCTGTACAGGTGGTACAATCGATTGTCAGATGAATAAGTTCGAATGCGTAATGATTGAGATTTAAAAAGATGAAGAAGGTTACTGTCATATCAAAAACTATTCCTACAAAGCCTCGGTCGGAGAATTATCCCGTCGGGTCAACGGTTGTGCGTACAGGTGGTGGTTCGGGAGGTGGCAATACAACCGTTGTTACGGGTAGCGCAGCTTTGGAAGCAGAAATAACTTCTAATGCAGCAAAAACAGGGCACATCGAAGCTGGTCAGGTTCTACCAAAAGGCATGACCTTCACTCAGTTCGTCAAAGCCTTACTTTTTAAACCTACACCTGCTACACTTGAAGGTAGGTTGACAACCGGTAATGACGTTGAATATGGTACTTCGAAAGGACAAATAAACTATACTGCCACGCGCCATGGAAACGGTGAAATGACGAAATCCTTCTATGAAAATGATGAAAGTAACAAACTTGAATTTTCCACGGAAGTGAACGGTGTACAAACTGCCATGCGTGCCTTATCCGGCATATACACACAAGGAGAAACTTATAAGGCTACTGTAGTCTATGCTGCGAGTGATGATGAATCAATACCGGAAACGACCTTGAACAATTCTATTACTGTGAATGTGCGCAGGAAATGGTTTGCGGGGGTGGTCAGCTCCATTCCTACGACTTCAGATCAGGTGCGTGCATTGAAATATAATGGTCTCTATAAGGGGGCTGGTAATTATACATTCGACGCAACAGACTGGAAGATGGTTGCAATCTGTTTTCCGGAAGGAGCTAATTTGTCAAAACTGAGTTTTAAAGGGTATATAGCGGATTTGATTCCCGGCGATGGAACATTGAAACTGGCAGATTCGGTAATGGTGAAGGGAGCGAATGGTACTACTGCGGTAAAATACAATGTTTGGTACGTCAAATCTGCTATTGTGAATAATGTAACCAATAATGGAACTATAACTATATCTTGATATGGCAGGAATAATTAATACTGGAAGCCCCTACACAGGTTCAATCAAAAGAACGAACCCTAAGCCGCTTGATTCATCAGAGGTCATAGATTCGATGGAAAATGCAAAGGTCTATGCCAGAAACACCAATGGAGAAGATGTGCCGTATCCCGGACAAATAATAGTGGTAGAAGGCAAACCTTATATCTTGAAAATTGACGAGAAAATGCCTGATGAAAGCGCAAATGAAATCTTCCATTGTTATCTTGATCCGATTGGTAGCAAAAATGATAACGATGACCGATATGTCCGCAAAGATATAGCCGAGACTATTCAGAAGCTGATGTCCTTTTTGGAAGGCATCAATGTGAAAGGTACTGCTACTTTGGAAGAAATTACCCTGCTAAAGAATATTGTATCGAAGAACTTTGCTGCCGGTGGTAGTGGCTTTGGCATCTATCAGGACGCGGATGGAAACTATCATCTGGATATAGACTTCGTGGATATCAGGAAGAAACTGTCAGTGGAAGAAATCCAAGTACAGCAGTCTACTTATATCGGCGGCAGACAGTATAATACGAAAGGCGGTATCATCTGTAACCGTGTGGAAGATAAGGGTACATTCTGGCGTTGCTACTTCAAAACCACGGATGCTGAAGGACGAACCGTAAACAATACCTTTCAGATAGATGACCAGGGAATCTGCGAAACATTTAATATGAAATCGGGTAACCATTACTACTGGCGGCTTGTGGTGGGTAAGGGAGACGACTACATAGACCTTTCCAAATCGGACTGTGCAGTAGGCAGTGATACGCCCTTAGTCGGTGACAGTATAGTGCAACTCGGTAACCGGACAGATACAACCCGTCAGGGTGCAATCGTCTGGGATAGTGCAACAGCAGGCGGCCCTTATGTGCGAATATACAATGGCATCGGAGCCGATAAGCCTTACACTATGCCGGAACCACTAATTGATTTCAATACTGTGTTGAGTGAGATTACAGCCAAGTTCGTTAACCAGGCAACCGGAAAAGATATCGACGAAACCATTGAAGACTTAAAGACTGATGTAGACCTTGTTAAGGAACAAACAGATAGGGAATATACACTTTGGTTTTTTGATTACGCTCCGACACTAAATAATATACCGGCTTCAGAGTGGACAACAGAAGCTCTAAAAACGATGCACGACCAAGATATGTTCTATAACCGTTTAACAGGTAAGGGCTATCGTTTTGAGGCGGGCGTTTGGAATGAAATTACTGACCATTTGACGTTGAAGGCTCTGGAAGATGCTGCCAAAGCTCAAGATACAGCCGACGGTAAGCGACGGGTTTTTGTGGAGCAGCCTACTGATTCACAAGAATATGATGTCGGTGATCTCTGGGTAAATGCAACTTATTCTGATGGTACAGTTAAGTATAAGAATGACTCCCTTGTCTGTAAGACAGCAAAGAAAGCAGGGGTAGCTTTTAGCATTTCACATTGGGAACCTTCGTCTACTGCTACAACGGCCTATCTTGAAAACCTTAGCGATCAGATTATACTTGCTGTAACTAATTCTAATGATGGAATAGATGCTGCAAAAGAACTTGCCAGACAAGGCATCAGTGATGCATACGACGCTGCTCAGGATGCCTTGAAAGCATTGGGTATCGCACAAGGAGCGCAGAATGCAGCAGATAAGAATACTGCCGCCATCCAAGTGACAGAAAGCTCTATTGCTGCACTTGTGGAAGGTATTCATTTCAATAGCGCAGGCAATATTACGAACATCAATACATCCGGATTAATAACCACAGCAGACTTTTCGGCACTGTATGGGAAAGAAATTGTGTATGATAAGGATGGGCATGTAGACATGACAAAGATGTCCGGTATTATCACAGAGGCAGGCTTAACAGGGATGTTTTCACAGCTGGCTGATACGAACGGTTATGTAAAAAAGTCGTATATCGACCTCTTTGTAACTGAGCTTCCTGAAGGTGGATTTCAGAGTAACGCGATAATAAGCGCAGATAATATAAACTTTGAAGGTTCTTCTTTTAAAGTAGGGGCAAAAAACATCTCTTTGGAAGGTTATATAACCGATAACAAAGGATTCAGCATAGAAAATGGATATATGGTTGCTAAAGGAGGGACATTCTCTGGCTTTTTAAAAATTCCATTCCAAACTTTCAAAGAAGGGGCTTTCCGAAATGCTGCTGGAGAATATACTGTATCTGACTATTTCAATCTTGAAGCAAAAGGGGAACAATTAGATACCTATCTAATTCTCAATTTACCTACTGATGAAAAGTATATTGGTACAGTCCTTACTGTCTATGATAATCCTATAAAAACGAGAAGTTCCCCTGTCGTCGAGATTAAAGGGAATATGTATCATCCCTTGAATGTTGATATTTACGGGTTAAAAACCACCACCACAATAGAAACTGGTAAAGGAGGAGTAATACAGTTTCTTGGAGTTAATCGTCACGATGGCTGTGTATGGTATGTTATTAGTGACAGTTTGGGCGAGAGCACCAGGACATAAATAGTGTATTGTTAATCAACTTAAAAGAGAATTATGAAAATCAATTTTAGGCAGATCGAGGCACAGACCTCTTTCGAAGGTGGAAAACAGATTTTTGATGCTGCCGAGACAGTCGGCAATGAAATGATGTACAATGGCAGTATCCTTCTGGATATCGGTTTTGAAGACCTGGCAAAGAAAATCTACTATTCGAGAGATGAAGTAGAAGTACCAGAACGCTATTGCAAGGCTTTGGAACTTGTAGTCAAAAACTCCCGGCTTATAGCTGCGGTGAAGCGTGAAATAATAAATCAGCTAAACGGTAAGTAATGGGATACATCAAGTTTGTTCTCCGGCGTACCTCGGACGAGCACGGTAATACTACCAATGCTCGTATTTGTCGTATCGAATCAGATATGGCGGATACAAGTATGCTTGAAACAAACTTGATCATGCACGCATTATCCGCTCCGGGTGGCAAGGTGGAAATTGTGGGCGAATTTATTTTAGATGAGAGCTTGTTGGATAATGATTATTTAGGATGATATGGATAAACTGAATAAAAAGTTTGTAAAAGGCAATGTGCTGAAGGCCGAGGAACTGAACGAACTGGTTAGTAAGATAAATGAGTTGGTAGGCGGTGCCTTATCCATAGGCACTACTAAAGGTACAGCCTATGATGGTGCTGCGGGTTTAGCTCTTGAAAAACAGGTAAACAGCCTGTCTGAGTCTGCTCTTATTATTGGTACTGATCCAGGCACGGCTTTCGATGGTGCTGCCGGTGCAACGCTCGAACAGATCGTTCGCGAGCTTGCTGGCGGTGCCGGTACTATGTATAGCGTCTACGTCCGTAATAATATGGCTTCTTTGGGTTTTGCCGCCCAATATGGCGAGGAGTGTGTTCTTGATTTCTCCTTCATCTCCCAGTATCGAGATGATCTAAACGAGCCTTACAAGCCGACCGGGGAACTTGGTCTATGCACTATTATGATGAAGAATTCCAAGTATTCAGATTTCACGGTGGTCAAACAGATGGAAGTATCTTCTAATGTCTCCATCAAGCAGGATATTGCTGAGTGGTTGACAAGTGGAAGCAACAATATCAAAATAAGTATCAAGGGAGAGAACACCGACCAAACTACGACCCCGATCACCTATGTTGTACAACTCACTTCATTAGGAATCAGTGCCCCGAACTTCGCCTGGTGGACTGCTTTCGCATCCGATATCTCCATACCGATGATTATCAACGGTAATATCAGTAAGATGCTGCATGTCACCATCACAGGCGATAATTACAACCAGAGTTATAGTCAGAACCTCGGAACGGCCATCTATACCGATACTCCCTATATTTACACACTTTCTCACCCGGGAACTACCGGCGTGTACAATGTGAGTTTCTATCTGGCTAATTCTGATAATACTATCCAGACGAAGGCTGTGTCAATCAATATCATGTGCATATCTGCCGGTGAAACATCGAAGCTGATGTGCGTGAATAACGTAGCTGCCTTGCTCACAAACTGGCAGGATAACGTTGTTTTTGACTATGCGATCTATGATGGCCAGTCTGCGGCAACCGATGCTATATTCAGCATAACCAAAGCCGGAATAGAAGTGTATAGTTCCGAAAATGATAATATCGCCACTAATACGAAGAACACTCTTACCTATCCGATGGAGGTAGATACGGATGATGATGCTAACTTCGATGTGGTTGTGAACGTAACCAGCGAAAAAGTTCATCTGATAGAGCCTATTACGCTGAGCGTGAACAATTCTCTCGGTTACTCCGCTACGGCCGGCGCAGTGCTATACATCAATCCGAAGACACGCAGCAACTCGCAGACAAACTACCTGAGTGTGGTTAACGAGGTTGATAAGTCTCTGATACCTGTTACCTGGAGCAATCTGAACTGGGGCAACGACGGCTGGATGACGGACGACGACGGCGTGAAGGCTTTGAAAATCTTCGCCCGCAGCAAGGCTGTGATAGATTACCAGCCTTTTATAACTGAGGCCGCCCGCAAGGGTAAGACTATCGAAATCGACTTCAAAGTTGAGAATGCTTCCGATGCATCAAAGGACATTATCAGTATTGCAGAGGATAAGTCGGACGGCAGTCGTGTCGGTTTAAAGGTATCCGGTGAGAATATATCTTTCTTCTCGCAATCCATGCATGACAGCAGCACGCAAGACGTGCCTATTGATAACGGTGTACGCATTCGTCTGACGGTTGTAGTGATGCCGAATGCTTATGGAAATCCTGAATTCAACCTGATTGCCATCTATATTAATGGGAAGAAGAACCGGCAGTATGCTTACCTGAATAATGACTACTTTCGCAATACCGGCAAGATAACACTCGGCAATGACTACGCGAATCTCTATCTGTATGGTCTTCGCATTTATGACAGTGCGTTGACCTCCGAAGCTGTGCAAAAAAACTATATAAACCAGCTTGTAACTACGGATGAAAAGCAGACTGAGAAAAGCATCAACCAGGTGCTGGATGGTGAAGGAGTGAATATTGATTTCAATGCCACGAAGATGTTGTATAATGTATTTGTGGTTGACAAGCCTTTTCCGAACCTGAATAACCCTTCAGGGGTAGCCGGTAATCTGGAAGTCTTCTTCAAAGATAAGCCCGAACGTAACTTCACGCTCACCAACCTGCTGGTGGAAGGTCAGGGAACTTCATCAAAGAAATATCTGGAGTGGAATATCCGGTTCAAGCTGAAGGGGCTGAAGGACGCTGAGGGTAATAAGATAGCCTCTATCGCCATGTATGCCGACGGTACTACTGACAAGAACAAAGTGTTGATGTTCGACAGTGTTCCCAAGTCCGGGCGTCTGACTGCAAAGAAGAACTGGGCAAGCTCCATGCAAGATCATAAGGCCGGTGCTGTTGCTGCTTATACAGAATTGTATAAAGAGATAGGCATGAAGAATGAGGCGATGGCTGTTGATCCTAATATCCGTATATCGGTGTATCAGGAGGCATTTATGGGATTTTCGAAGTCTGTCAATGAAGAGGGTCAGGAAATATACACTTGTATGGGCGAGTTTACGTTCGGGCCGGATAAAGGTGATGACCTTTGTTTCGGATATGATACGGAGGCTTTCCCGGAACTTCTCTCTGTTGAGGGTTCTGACAATGCTCCATTAGGTGCTCTTTTCCGTGTACCTTGGAACCATAATAAACCATATTGGGCATATAATCCGGAGGAAGAAGCCTGCCAGTACAACAATACCAATTGTTGGGACTTTGATGCCGGCGAACTAAATGCAAGCGAAACAGAACCGCTATCTATTCAGAAATGGATAGACGCCTATAATGCAGTCTATGTGTGTAGTAACCGCATTCGTCCGTTTGCCGGAACATTGGATGAATTAAATGCTGCCATTTCAACTTACCGTGGCACCGGCTATGAATATTGGATTGCCAAAGCTGGAGATGCGAACCGGTATAACCTATATTACTATGAAGCTGCAGAAGGAAAGTTCATGCCGTCTGATATTGGGAATGGTACGATCAATCTTGTTACACAGCTTATAGGCGGTGGATATATGACGCAAGCGCAGTTGGATGCTACTGTTAACAGTGATGAGGCCAATGCCTTATTTGTTAAGGCCCGTACTGCTAAGTTCCGTGCTGAGGTGTCCGAATACTTCGATATAGATGACGCGGTATTCCACCACAACTTTACAGAATATTTTGCCGCCACGGATAACCGGGCGAAAAACACTTATCCGTATAGCTTCTGTCTTGCAGGTAGTAAATGGAGATGGCGGCAGGATGACCTTGATACGCTTCTTCCGATAGATAACCAGGGACAGGATCGTAAACCTTATTATTGCGAGATGCATGATTCCTATGATAACGGGCAACCGGTCTGGAACGGCGAAACTTCTACTTTCTGGAACATGTTGGAACTTGCTTTCAACGCGGAGATAATAGCGGGTATGCGTAAGATGCTTAAAGCTATGGAAGGTCTTTGCGGCCAGTCTTCCGGTACACCTTATGATAAGGTATATGCTTTCTACAGGAAGTATTTCTTGGGAATAAAGAACTATTTCCCTGCCACACTTGTGAATGCTGATGCCAAGCGGTACGAACTTGCGAAAATAGCTTATGATAAGGGACAGTACACGAATGACACCGACCCTATCACTCAATCTCATGGAGACTTTTATTCGGCTGAGACAGCTTGGATGAAAAAGCGTATCATGTACATCATGAGTAAGTACAGCTACGGTCTGTTTTCTGCTGACGGTACAGATACTATCATTGTTCGTGCTGCTGGAGACTTAATAGACTATGAGATCACTCCTGCGTTCGACATGTACCCTGCCATTGCGAATGGTACATCCATCGTTCGGGGTGAGCGAACCAAAGCCGGTGAAAAATGCAAGATTACTATCGACCTCGGAGGTAGTGCCGACCAGCAGAATGCTATTCAGGCGGCAAGCTGGTTATTGAGCATCGGAGACTGGCATAAAAAGAACGTTTCCGGTACCATGGTAGTACGCGGAAAGCGCTTGACTGAGCTTATACTTGGCAGTAAGACAGAGAGTGTAATAATCTCTATTACAGGACTTACCCTTGCTGATTGTGGTAGTATGCAGAAGATACTTCTATCGAATATTGCTACATTACAGGGTACTCTTGATTTGAGCTCAATTATTAACATTCGGGAAGTGTATGCCGACGGGACCAATCTTAGCCAGATCAAGCTGCCGAATGGCGGCGGGCTTGAAGTAATAGAATATCCGGCAAACAACAAGTACATCTCGTTCAGAAACTTCCCGGTTCTGGCTACAGAAGGTCTGAGGATTGGTCAGTGTGCGGTGAATATTACCGACTTCTGGATTGAGAATTGTCCACTCTTAAAGCCCATGAAGCTGCTTTCTGATATAATTGAAGCACAGCAATCACAGGGTGATAACCATGTACTGAAACATATTCGTGCTGTAGGGTTTGAGGAGGATTATTATACGGCTGATGCGCTTGATATGCTTGCAAAACTTGCCGACGGAACCTATGAAGGATTGTCGGCCGAGGGTTTGGCCGGTGAAGATGTTATACCGGTTTTAGATGGTAAGATAACAGTACACTCCAAGTACTATCAGGACTCTGTGGATTCTCTTAGGAAGATATTTAACCGACTAAATCTGATTGTGTACGGTGAAGGTGCTGTCCGCTTCGCTGATCCAGAAATATTTCGAATCCTCACATCAGCGACCGCATATTGTGATTATAATCCTGAGACTGGTAAAATAGGTTACTTAGTACCCATTGATAGAGATGGAGATGGGATGATGACACAGGCTGAATTGGAAAGTATTAGGTTGTTAAGTAACCGACCAGATATGAACTCTTCTGTTTTTGCAGAAAATGCAACGATTCAAACCTTCAATGAATTTAGATTCTTCACAGGTTTGCCATTCCTGGGAGGTGGTATGTTTAAAAACTGTACATCTCTCAGGGAAATAACTCTTCCTAACAATATTACATCAATCAGAAGCGGTCTATTGTCTAATACTGCTATAAAGAAACTGATTGTTCCTGAAGGTTACATAGAAATAAGCTCCGAAGTGGTTGCATACAATACGGTATTAGAACTTATTGATCTACCTTCTACACTGGTCACTTTAGGAACAGGTATAAATAGGCAAGGCAGTCTCTATTTTAGGCTGATATGCCGGGCAATGACTCCGCCAACATTTGATGGCGCTTGGTGGGATAATAGCAATAAAGGAAAGCCTATTGTTATCTATGTACCTGATGCCAGTGTCACTACATATAAAACGGCTTCTGGTTGGAGTAAGAGTTCAAGTTTGATACAGCCTCTATCAACTTATTCT